ATGTATATAACGGTGTCTTTATCGTTTATCCCTGACAAGAGCATTTTTTCTAAGACATCCAAAGGCATCTCTTTGATTACTTTTGCCAGGTCTAGAATCTTAGGAATAAATAAAGGATTAGATAGTTGTAATATCATTTTAAGTTATTGTAACTTTTGCCCAGTTATATCCAGCTCCACCAGTATCAACGCATAAATATAAATCATCAGTCGCCCCGCTTGTCCCCTCTACTAAAACGAACTTTCCTCTATGTTCTAAATTAGCAGTAGGAAAAGAAGTTACTCTTTCTGTCTTTTCTAAGTTAACTATATCATCATAAATGTTTCTTAATGCTTCAATTAATATCTCAGACATCTCTAACCCGAAATTCTTTGTCATCTCATCTTTTATCCGTTCTACATCCGGCAACTGAGTAACTGGCCTTGATTTTATAATCATTGATAAGTCTTTCCTTTCGGGAAAATGAAGTTAAGCCAGCCTAATAAAGCGAAATGGTTTGTCGCTTCAATTTTTATCTTAAAGTTCTCCGCAGTCCTGTTCCAGGTTAAGTTTTCTTTAATGATGTCCCGATTTGCGTTTATCAGAGAAATTGAACCTGTGTCAGGAGAATAAGAATTGCTATCGTCTTTTTTTACGCTTATTGAAACCTCACCAGATAGTTCTGAATTAAGCCAAAACTGCTGTTTCCATAATCTTTTATTCTGTTGGGGTAATTTATAATTATCACGGATACTCTCAAATTTCCTTGTATATTCAGTCCCGTCATCAGTATAGCCTATGTCAGCTATCCTTAAATATCCGTCATAGCCTCCGTAAACAGTTACAGGGGCGGCATCAAGGAAGAACCTATCATCAAAGTATCCTTCCATTTCATCCAAATAGTATTCACCCCAGATAGAGTCATCCATATATAAATCTTCGGTATTCAGGTATTCGCCTATTGAGCAACACGCTTGAGCTTGTTCATATTCCCAAATCTGGATGATATTTTCTGCGTAATCATAAACTATCACCTCATTATGATAATCAGTATCAGAATAAGGACAGAACCATCGTATTTGATTTTTAGCTTCTATTTGCCAGCCGAATATAGTCTGTTCTAGGTTAGGGTTATAATCTTTAGAACGAGGAAAAATAGACTCTGAGATAATCTCATCAGTCAATAAATTCCAGTGATGAAACTTATTATCCGGCCCGTAATAATAAGCCTCCCTTTCAAATAAGACTAAGGAAGTCGGCGCCCATACACCGGCGCAAGAAGAAGATTTATCCCAATCAAATATATAATCTCCTCCTACATAACGGCCTATATAAGCGTCTCGTTCTCTGAATACTATATGAGAAGATGCCATTATTCCCATTCCCGTTATCCAGTAACCGTCATCTATGAAATCCTTAAAATCACCCTCAGCCCACTCAGCGCAATTTGCTACCCCTGACCAGCGCACTCTTTGCGGAGAATTATTCCCACCTTCTACCGTATAACCTAAGATGACCCTATCTTTATAGACTTCTATAAACTTAGCCGCAGTAAAACCTCCGGCATCCGTGCCTAAAGTAACCATCTGCCCTGAACCTATCCAGTATTGAGGGAAATCTACTCCGTTTGTAACTATCCAGGTATCACCTAAGTTTTCATCTACAAAAGTCCTTGATTGCCAAAAATCCGTGCTTGAACCTGAAAAACATTTTCGGATAGTAAACTGGGAGTCTATCACGGAAGGCCCAGAGTCAGTCAAAATGATCTCTGCCGAACTTCCTGTTCCTGCGGTAACACTTTCTATTTCATACCAGGTATCTGTTGATAAAGGGCTTGCTGTGCCTACTTTTAGGAAATCCCCTGCCTTTATACCGTTTCCGTCAAAATCAGTTGTAGGATCGCTTCCTACGACTAAAGTCGTGCTCGCCCCTGTTCCATCAGCGCAGATTGAGCCTGTAGTATATAAAGGGGTAAGAATATCAAGATAAGCGGATGAACCTGTTCCTGGGGCAAAGTTATATTTATAAATATCCTTCGTGGTAGCGATTAAGAAGTGCCAAGAGCCTGAATATTCCCAAAATTGGTCTATTAACTGAATAGGGCCTGAAAGCTCGTAATCAATCAAAGTATCAAGGCCTAATCTGCCTTGTAATAGCTCGTTGTAAAACTCCATATTACGGCTTTCGCCGGTAGAGAAGTTATTTTTTAAAAATTCTTCGGGTTTATTAAGTATTAAACCCTTATTTGGAAGTGCTGTCGGAATTACCTTTACTCGGCTCATTTTTTATTCTATCTATTGCTCCCCTTACTTCAGTTGATAAAACTGACATCCAAGAAAAAGTGCATCTTGCCACATATTGTTCGCCTTGTTTTAATTCAACAAATAACTCACATCCGCCTTTTAAACAAGCTCCTTTAAAGAATGGGCAAAATACTACTCCGCCTACTGCTATCCCTGGCGTTAAAGGTTTTTGTTTCTGTAATTCTAACGCATTTTCCATTTTGCTCCTTTCCCGACTGCTTACGCTTGGTCGGAAATTACTTGTTAATCCTTTTGAAATATAACAACTGTAATATAAGCAGGGACATTTGCTCCGGAACTTGTGTTTCCTGTTCCGCTTGAAGAAGAAGTTATTGTTTGATCTGCTTGAGCATACCAAGCCTCACTTGATACTGCTACCATTGTTCCATAAGCCCCTGCTCCGTAACTCCAACCACTTATAGGGACAACCGTAGTATGCGTGTGCGCAGGACCGGTATGTGTATGAGCGTCAGTTCCCCCGGTAGATAATCCTGCCGTTGATATTCTGATAAACTTATTAGCATAAGTAGCTGAAACATTAGTCCAGCCAGTCCTTGCGGTGGTAACGGTAGATAAAATCCAATCTCCTGTTTTAAAGTCAGCGGAAGCGGTAGATTTAAGCGATCCGCCGTCCGTTATTTGACATTCATTGCCCGAAGCGTCTAAAGACCATAACTCAACCGCCGTAGCTGTTCCGTTTGCCCTGCCATAGACATCAATAGTAACGGCATCACCTGTGCCGGTAGGGGTAGAGCCTGCGGCTGTGCCAATAGTAATGAACTTCCCTAACTTAATCCCCTGGATAGTCTCGCCGGAAACAAAACCGCTTAAAATTTCATTAAGCCTATCCTCAAGGTCAATCCTGACATCCCTTACCTCACCGGGTAAGTTTTTAAATTTAGTATGGTCAATAGGTTCTGCGTTATCCCAATCGCTAGTGAATGACATCTTTTACCTCGCTTTTGATTAAGAACATTGTTAATATCGCTATAATCAAATACCATAATCTTGTAAGCTCTAAAGGATACTCAATAAGCATAATAGCCCCTAAAGAGACTAACGCTATTGACTCTATATTATTTTTTATCTTTTTATAAATACTTTTAAAAAAGTAACCGAACCATACTGCGCCTAATAAGCCTGCCCCGATTATAAATTGCAAGTAACTATTCCCGATTACTTCCAATTCCGGTATAGCACGGATACCTAAACCAAATCCGATTAAAGGGCGGTCAAAGAATAACGGCAGTATTGGTTTATAAGACATATTAAAACGGAAGTTTAACGCTTGAAAAATCTTTTCCCGTAAACAAAACATAGCTATCAAAGAAGCTATTACGACTACCGTTTTGCCTAACTTTGTCCCTGACCACATAAAAAGATAGATTATTACAGGAATGAATATCACTATCTGCTGAGTGTAAATTCCAAGTGCTATGCTTAATGCCAAGAGAGGCCACCAAAGGAAAGGCGTAATTAAAGCAAAGTAAGTCATTAGGCGGGGTTGATTACCTAAGAACGCCCCTTCCTGCCCCTTATACGGCATAACCTCAAATATCGGATTATAGCCTATTTTCTGTAATCCAAAGTAAACAAGGTTGACTAATCCAGCCCAAAGGATATACTTTTTCAAATTAGCCTTATCGTCTAAATAACGGTAAATAATATTGAATCCTACTATTGCCAAAAATATATTCATTGTAACCATAAGCACCGCAGGGGCAAAAGTATGAATAAAAATATTCATCAAGCATATTCCTATCAAAGCCACTATCAGTTTATTGATATAATCTGGGATAATCCTTTTCGGATAATCTAATAACGAAGCTCCGAATAACAAGATTATCCCTGTGCGGAAAAAGATATAATCAAACATATCCATATTTATATCTGCCCCGAAACAAATAGGGCTTAATAAAAGCAATAACTTGAATACTTTTGTTACCATAGTTTAGTAGTCAAATACTATACTAAATCTCACATTGGTATCGTCGTTGGTAAGGATAAAAATACCAAAAGCCAAAGGAGCACCACTTAAATTCCAAGATGGAGGAGTAGATGTATTAGCCGCTATTGCTAACTCAAACTCCAAGTCTCTAATATCTCCTTCTGCGACATCAGAGCCGCTTCTTATGGAAGCACTATAATCGTATATTGCTACCATATCACCAGCGGTATCGCCATAGACTGTAACTGATTGGATTCTGCAAGCTCCTGTGTAAAATTGACCGTTTCCTAATTGATGCTTTACGGCCTTAGAAATCGGCCCTCTGATAGCTCCCTGCTCAACTGTCAATTCAGACTGCCCGCCTGGATCGGCGATTGTAACAGGTGCGGCAAAAGCTAATCCTTGAAATATAAACAGAAATATTGCTAAAAACAAAATCCTTTTCATTCTTTCCTCCTTTAAGCGCATTTAAGTTGATGAGTTATTTCCAAAGTATCGCCATTTGCAACATTCAA